ACCAACCCGCACAACATCCCGTGCCCCTGGTCGGCCTGTCTGTGCACCCATCGCGGCTGCGTCGCTGGCTGGATCGACAAGACCCTCGACGACGAAACCGGCCTCGGCAAGGAGGTCGTGATGCCGTGCCCGACGTGCAGACCAAAGCTCGCCGCCCACCTGCGCGAAGGCGGCACCCCGGACTCCTGGCGCGAGTCACAGAAAGGCAGCCGATGAGCTACGGCACCTGCACCCGCTGCCGCACCGACGGCCCGCTCTGGCCCGACGGGTCCGGCCTCTGCGACGACTGCCACTACGAGGTCCAGGCCATCGACGGCGACGACGACCGGTGGGACGACGAGGACTGGGACGACGAGGACTGGGACGACGACGAGCCCGAGCAGGCCATCGAGGACGTACCGACCAGGGGGCTGACATGACCGCCCCCTACTTCGACGACGGCACCGTCCAGCTCTACCTCGGCGACTGCCGGGAGATCGACGCGTGGCTCGCCGCCGACGTGCTCGTCACCGACCCGCCATACGGGCGCGCATGGCGGCAGGGCGAACTCAAAGGGCCGCTGAACCGGCCGGACGGGCACGCCGGGATCGCCGGGGACGCCGACATCAGCGTCCGAGACGACGCGCTGACCAAGTGGGGCGACAGGCCCGCCGTGATCTTCGGGGATCTCATGCTCCCGCCGCCGCCCGGCAACAAACTGACCCTGATCTACCGCAAGCCGCCGAACGCGGGAACACGTGGCGCCACGGCGGGCTTCCGGCGAGACGCCGAAGCGATCTACCTACTCGGCCGGTGGGCGACCGGCCTCGGCGGTCAGTCCAGCATCATCGCCACGGGGGCACGCTCCCAGGGCAACCCGTCCAGCACACAGGGCCGCTACGGCCATCCGCACGCCAAGCCCGTCGACGTGATGGAAACCCTGATCGCCGCGTGCCCTGCAGGCGTCATCGCCGACCCGTTCGCCGGATCAGGCTCCACACTCGTCGCCGCCCGCAACCTCGGCCGCCGCGCCATCGGCATCGAACTCCACGAGCCGTACGCCGAAGCCGCCGCACGACGGCTCTCACAGGCCCCGCTGGAACTGGCATGACCCTGACGCCCGCCCCGCTGGAGCTGACCGCCCTCGCCGAACGCACCGCAGGCATAGACGGCGACCGGCTCACCGGCTGGCTCCAAGGCCACCTCACCGCCGGCGTCCCCTGGCCCGCCCTGCTCCAGATCGTCCACCTGTGGCTCCAGACCGGCGCCGCGGAACACCACCAGCTCGACGACGCGCTCGACACCTGGCGACTGCGCAACCCCACACGACACCAAGGAGCACGAACGTGACCGACCTCAACCTGATCCGCCAGCTCGCCGAGGAGGTGCTTCGCCGAGCGGTCGAGACCGCGCAGTTGCAGACACCGTTCGTGGTGATCGAGTGGACCCGCCTCACGGTTGACGAGCGGATGGCCCTCTTGGCGGCCGTCAACGAGCGCGTCTCCCAGGCGAGCGTTGCCGTCACGTGGCCTGATCAGCCTGGACACTTGTTCACCATCGGCCCGGCGGAGACCACCGCAGAGGCCGCCCGGTGAGCGGCAGCGACCTGCGCACCTGGATCGAGCGCGCGATGGAGGGCCACCTGTGCCCTGATTGCCACCTCCCGCACGCCCTCGACGCCGTGATGCGCGTCATCAACAGCGGGATAGGCGAGCTACTCGACCAGCGCAACCAGGCCCAGACCGAGCTGAAGCGGGCCGTACAGCGCGCCGAGTCCGCCGAGGCCCAGCTTGAATCGACGCTCCAGCGGTTCCTCAACCAGGCCGAGACGATCACGCAGCAGGCCGAGCAGATCCGCGCAGCCGAGGCCGAGCGGGACCGGCTGCGCGCGGAGCTCCTCACCTGGCTGCCCCGCCTCGGCGCCCACCTCGACCTCGGACCCGAGCACGACGTGATGGCGATGGCCATGCTCGGGGGCACCGTCAAGCTCGCCATGAAGGCCCTGTACGCCGCCCTCGACCAGGCCCCGGCCGAGGAAGCGAGCGGGACGTGAGCTGCACAGGCTGCCAATGCTGCGGACAGCAGCCCTGCCACGGCGGCTGCGAAACCACGCCGACCATCGTCAGGCACTACGGGCGGCCGAGTGAGCGCGTGGCCCGCCACGTGTGCCGCGACGAGCACGCCTGCGCGAGCACCTGGAGCGAATCCCGGCAAGCCGAGCGAGGCGCCCAGTGACCTTCATCGGCCCCGGCTCGTCCGCCTGGCAGCCCGCACCACCCGCCAGACGCGCCCCAGGAGCACCGTGGGCGCCTCGCAGCACCGGACCGGTGTCCGACCAAGGGAGAGCAGACATGGACCCGCAGAAGCGCGCTGAGGACCTCTGCGGGGAGGAGTCGCTCGCCGTCCCCGGCCTCCGATGCGCCCTCCCGAAGAACCACCACATCCACCGCAGCGGCGGAACCGCCTGGGCCACCGACTGGGACGCATGGCGCGCCGAGATCGAACGCGAGGTGCGGGCCAAGGTCGCCGAGGAACTGCGGGCCGACGCCGGAGCGCACCGGAACATGGCCGACCGCCACACACCACACCGCGACGGCTTCCTCCAACGAGCCGACACCCTCGAAAAAGCAGCCGAACGCATCACCCGGGCAGGCCGGCCATGACCGCGCCCATGTTCGCCCGCACCACCGAAGGCGGCCACGAATGCCGCCTCTGCGCCCGCGCCGGACGCACAGGCCCGACAGGACGCCCGGCCTGTACCGAACGGCTGTACATGCGCGACGGCCACCACATCGACATCTGCGCCGTCTGCGACCAGAACCCAGCCGACGCACCCGCACACTCCCGAGGTGGCCAGTGAACCCGGACCTCGCCCTCCTGCCCGGCGAACGCCTCCGCTACGGCACCCAAGTCCTCCGCACCCTCTACGCCCACACCGGCGACGGCAAAGGACGACTCGTCGGCCTCGTCGACACACCCGAGATCGCCGCGCTCATCTGCGACGCCGTCAACGAGCGGCTCGACCGGCAACAGGCGGCAACGGAAGGGAACGAGGAGCAATGAGCGGCGGAGCGTACGAGTACCTGTACGTCTGGGCCGGTGACCTGGAAGAACTCATCAAACGGCGCGTGGTCCTCGAAGCCATGTCCGAGCGGCTCTCCGGCCTCCCGTACGCCAAAGATGCGGCCCTCGAAACCGAACGGCTCCTCTCCATGATCCAGCGGTTCGAGATCCAGGTCCGCGCTCGGGGTGAAGCACTCACGGACGTCTGGCACGCCGTCGAATGGTGGGACTCCGCCGACTACAGCGAAGACCAGGTCAAGGAAGCGCTCGCCAGATACCGAGGCGACGACCAGGACGGAGCCGACCATGGATGACCTCGGCGAATTCGAACGGCTCATCAACGGCGAACCCGAGGTGCAGTTCCGGGAGATCACCGCATCCACCGCATCCGGCGGCGAACAGATCCGGCGCGCCATCGCCGGGCTCATCATCACCGCCACCGTGTGCGGCGGCGCCACGTGGATCTGCTGGATCATCCCGGCGGCGATCAGGTGGTGGAGCTGATGACCGAACACCTCTGCGCGTGCAGCCGGCCGAGCCCCGACGCCGAACTCTGCGCCCACTGCGGCCACCTGCTCCGCAAAACCCTCGGCGAGATCAGCGAGTACCACGGCCTTGGCTGGGACCTCGACCTCGCCCTCAGCCGACAGGTCCGCATCGAGCGGCCCACCGGAAAGGCCGAGCCAGACCCGGAGCTGCGCCAGCCCGGCACGCTGCGGCCCACCCCGAGCCCGTACGACCATGCCGCCAGCGTCGCCGCCCGAGCGCTCCACAACACGCTCGCCACCTGGTGCCGGTTCATCGACGAGCACCTCACTCCTCGCCCCGCCGGGCCCTTCTGCCACCGCTGCGCGCACGGCTCATGCCAGCTCATCCGCGACCGCGACCTGCCCGACGACACCATCACCTCCATCGCCCGGTGGCTGATCCCGCGCGCCGGATGGCTCCGGCACCACCCCGCCGGGGCCGAGGCACTCGACGAGATCCAGGACGCCGTACGGGCCGCGCGGCGAGCCGTCGACCGGCCAGCAGACCGGCTGTACGCAGGGCCGTGCCAGGAATGCGGCATCGATCTGTACGCCCGTGTCGATGCCGCATTCGTCACCTGCCCGGCATGTGAGGAGTCGTGGAGTGTGGGCGAGCTGCGGGAGTGGCTGCTCGACTCGGCGCAGGACGTGCTCGCCACCGCCACCGAGATCAGCCGCGCCCTCACCCGGTACGCCTCACCCGTCACCCCGTCGGCCATCCGCGGGTACGTGCACCGCGGTCGCCTGGTGCCCCATGGCGAGAGAATGGAAGGCGGCCGGGCCATCCCGCTGTACCGGCTCGGCGACGTCACCGCGATCCTTCAGCAGCAGATGACCGCACGGAACGAGAAAGCGACCGCATGAGCGACACCACGCGCGGAACCCGATGCACCGTCCAGCGCCACGGCGGCGACTTCTGCGACGCACTGAGCGCCGAAGACATGCCGTTCCCCATCTGCTCCCGGCACGCCATCAGGCTCTACCAGCACATGACGCAGACCATCGCCGCCCGCACACAGGACCCTGCCTTCCTGCTCCACGGCGCGGCGAACGACATCAAAGAGCAGCGCGAGGTCAAGGCCAGCAGCGCCACCGGGAAGCCGACGATCTACTACATCCAGGTCGGCGACAGCATCAAGATCGGGTACACGACGCAGCTCCGGCTACGGCTGCTCCACTACCCGCCGAACAAGCGCGTCCTGGCAATCGAACCGGGCGACATGAGGCTTGAACGCAAGCGCCATGAGCAGTTCGCCGGGCTGCTCGCCTACGGTCACGAGTGGTTCCGGCCGGGCCCTGAACTCATCGCCCACATCAACGAGATTCGGGCCAAGGAGGGAGCGCCGCCGATCGAAGCGGCAGTGTCGGCTTGACATGCGGCTTCGTATGCCGAACGCTGTGACATGTCACGCTAGATGATCTGTCGAGGAATCCGGCGTGCTCAACTAGACGATCTGCACCCGAGGCCCGGTCACGCCGGGCCTTTCGCATGTCAAGGAGGTGATCGGATGTGCCAGCTGGTCGACCGGTCACGCCGAGGCAGCGCGCGCGTGTAATCGAGCTGGCCAAGGAGGGCATGTCCCGCAACGACATCGCCCGCAAGACCAAGCTCGCCGCAGGAACCGTCACGAAGATCGTGCATGCCGAAGGCCTCAGCTTCGACCGTGAAGCGACCAGGCGGGCCACCGAAGCCAAGCAGGCCGACAGCAAAGCCCGCCGCGCGGTACTGGCCGCACTTCAGCTCGACGACGCGTTCCGGCTCCGCGAGCGGCTATGGGAGCCGTCCACGCAGTTGGTGAGCGGCCCGACGGGAACCGAGCGGATCACGCTGGAGCTACCGCCCGCCCGCGACACCAGAGACTTCGTGGCCTCGGTCGCGGGCTGCGTCAAATCACACATCGAGCTGGAGAAGCTCGACACCGACTCGGGCGCGGCCGGCGCACGCTCCATGCTCGGCGAGCTGGGCGCGGCGTTGCAGATCGCGGCAGGGACGCTGAACGGGACCACAGAAGGTGGTGAGGTGACGTGAGTTCGGAAGAGCGCGTGCTGGAGCCGACGGCGATCATTCCGCCCCTCAAGGGCCTCAAGATCCACCGCTCGGCCCTGAACCTCATCAATGAGGTGACGGGCTGGGAGTTTCCCCAGCAGCCGGAGAGCGACTACGTGGACAGCCTGCGCTATGTACTCACGGGTCTCGCGGCGTTGCCATGACGTTCTCAACCCGCACGGTCACCGCCACGTTCAAACGGGCCGACAACGTCACGCCCGCGACCGGCACCGTCACCTTCACGCCCAACACCGCGCTCCAGGCCGCGCTCGAAGCGGCCATGTACCCGGCCACCCCGGTCCGCGCGGTCCTGGACGCGACGGGGCACATCTCGGTGACGCTGATCTGCACCGACTCGACGGACATCTCGCCGTCCGGCTGGGCGTACGTCGTGACCGAGCAGATCGCGGGCGCGTACCGGACCTACGACATTCAGCTCACCGCCGGGGCTGCCGTCGACCTGTCCGCGATCGCACCCACCGTGCCCGGCACGCCCCAGGTGCAGTACGTGCTCGCGACCGCCGTCGGAGCCGTCGGCGGCCCGGCCGGGCCGCTCGACTCCAACGGGCACATCCCCGCCGGACAGATCTCGGGCGGCGGCGGGTCCGGCACGCCGGCCAGCACGGTCACCGACGAGACGACGTACGGGATCGCGAAGGCCGTCGGCACCGGCACGAACTACGCCCGCGAAGACCACACCCACGGCTCGCCGAGCCTCACCGCGGCGACACCAGCAGCGTCGGCCGTCGGCGACAGCGCCGCCGTAGGGGTCGCGACCGCTCCGGCCAGAGCCGACCACAAGCACGCACGCGAGGCCTTCGCGACGCCCGGTAACAGCGCGGTCGGCGATGTCGCGGCGGCGGGCAGCTCGGCGAGCGTCTCCCATGCCGACCATGTGCACGGCCGGGAAGCGTTCGGGTCCGTCACCGCGCAGACCTCGTTCGGCGCGAGCTCATCCAACGGCGCCGCGGCCACGCTCGCACGCTCCGACCATGTCCACGGCACGCCGTCGCTGGCGTCCACCTCGCCGACCACCTCTGCGGTAGGCGACTCGGCAGCGGCCGGAGCCGGCACGACGGCGGCGAAGGCGGACCATACGCATGGCCGCGAGGCGTTCGGTGCGGTGACGGCACAGACGACGTACGGTGCGGCCTCGACGAACGGCGCCGCCACGACCGTGGCCCGGTCTGATCACGCCCACGGCACACCTTCGCTCGACCGCGGCCCGTTCCCGCTCAGCCACTACGGGCTCGTCGCGGCGACCGGCGACCCGAACGAGTTCCAGAAGCCGGGCGGCGTCACCTCCAACGACCGGTACATCGCCCGCATGTTCGTGCCCGCGGGCGTCGCGTTCTCCAAGCTGTGGATCGCGGTCACCACGGCAGGCACCTGGGACACCACCTCAGGCCCGAACCAGATCGTCCTGTACGACGACACCGGGGCGCAGCTGACCACGACGACCGACACCGGCACGATGTGGGCCACGTCCGGATGGCGGGGCGGGGCGCTCGGCGCGAACCAGACCGCGCAGGCCTCCGACCGGTTCGTGTACGTGCTCGCGATCATCCGAGGCGTCACCGGCTGCAGCATTGCGTTCCCGGTCAGCGGCACCGACAACGGCCCGTGGTTCGCGGTCGGCCCCGGCCAGACGAAACGCCGCGGCATCTACACCGCGGGTACGACGGTGCCGGCCAGCTTCGATCCGACATCGTTCGGCGCGGCGAGTTCGTTCATTCCGCTGATCGGAGCGCAGACCTGATCGACGTCGGCAGGGTCACCTCGGTCCTGTCCCGCAAGCAGATCGTCAGCATTGCGGAGAGCGCCAGTTCCCGGCTCAGCATCTGGTCGGGCGCGGTCCGCTCCGGGAAGACGATCTCCTCGCTGCTGGCCTTCCTCATCGCGATCGCCGCCGCTCCGGACCATGGCCTGATCCTGATCTGCGGCAAGACGTTGCAGACCATCGAACGCAACATCATCGAGCCGCTCCAAGACCCGTCGCTGTTCGGCCCGCTGGCCGGCCAGATCCACCACACGCGGGGCTCATCGACCGCGACGATCCTCGGCCGGACCATTCACCTGATCGGCGCGAACGACGCCCGCTCCGAAGGCCGCCTACGCGGCCTGACCGCCTGCTTGGCCTACGTCGATGAGGCGACGCTCGTACCCGAGTCGTTCTGGGTGATGCTGCTGTCCCGACTCTCGGTGCCCGGTGCTCGGCTGCTGGCCACGACCAACCCCGACGGGCCGGGCCACTGGCTCCGGCAGCGTTACCTTCTGCGGGCGGCAGAGCTGAACCTGGCGAGCTGGCATTTCACGCTGGACGACAATCCGGCGCTGGCCACGGCCACGGTCGCGAGCCTCAAGGCTGAGTTCGTCGGGCTCTGGTACCGGCGGATGATCCTCGGTGAGTGGTGCCTGGCCGAGGGCGCCGTTTACGACATGTGGGACCCGAGCCGGCACGTCGTCGCCACGCTGCCGCACATCCGACGCTGGATCGGGATGGGCGTCGACTACGGGACCACGAACCCGTTCGCCGCGCTGATCCTGGCGATGGGTGTCGACAGCCGCCTATACCTGACGCACGAATGGCGTTGGGACTCCAAGGTGCAGCGGCGGCAGCTCACCGACGTCGAGTACTCGGCGAAGCTCCGGGCCTGGCTCGCCTCGCTGCCGCACCCGCACAACCCGCAGGTGGTCGGCATTAACCCGATGTGGACGGTGGTGGACCCGTCCGCCGCCTCGTTCATCGCCCAGCTGTTCCAGGATCGGATGACTCCCGCGCAGGGCGACAACAGCGTCCTGGACGGCATCCGCGTGTTCGCCTCGCTGCTGGCCCGGGACCTATTGAGAGTGCACGCCTCGTGCGCCGGGCTGATCAACGAGATCCCGGGTTACAGCTGGGACGAGGACGCCGCCAAGAAGGGCGAGGACAAGCCCATCAAGGCCGATGACCACTCGCTGGACGCCGGCCGGTACGTCGTGAAAACCACCGAGGTCGCGTGGCGGCCCGAACTGAGGGAGGCAGCCTGATGCCCCTGCCTTCCGGCGGCGCGTGGCCACCCGAAGACCTGGCCCCCGTCTTCACCAAGTTCAACGAATGGTCGGCCTGGTACGCGGGCTCCCCGGACCTGCTGGCCACCGTGTACGGCGGGCAGGCCTCGGCCGGCGACCAGACCAAGACCGGGTTCTTCGCCTCGCAGCAGGGCGGTTTCAAGGCCGGGGTCCGGAACTTCTTCCAGCGCTACTTCCACGGCACCGCGACGTCGCCGACCGAGCAGCGCACCAAGCTGCACGTCCCGGTCGCCGGGGACATCGCCGCCACCTCCGCCGAGCTGCTGTTCTCCGAGCCGCCGTCGATGAAGATCGACGACAAGAAGACCCAAGACCGGCTGGACGACCTGGTCGACGACGGCGTCCACGCGACGCTGCTGGAAGCGGCCGAGGTCGCTTCCGCGCTCGGCGGCTGCTACCTGCGGGTCTGCTGGGACGTCGACGTCGACTCGACGCGGCCGTGGCTCGCCGCGGTGCACGCCGACGCGGCCGTGCCGGAGTGGAAGTACGGCCGGCTGATGGCGGTCACGTTCTGGCAGGTTCTGGAGGACGACGGCCGGAACGTCATCCGGCACCTTGAACGGCACGAGCCCGGCGTGATCCTGCACGGCGTCTACGCCGGGACGCGCAACGAGCTGGGACGCCGAATCGCGCTCACCGACATGCCGCAGACCGCGGGCATCGCCGACGCGCTCACCGGCCCGGACGAGATCTCGACCGGCGTCAAGATGCTGACCGCGGTGTACGTGCCGAACATGAGGCCTAACCGGATCTGGCGGACCGCGCCGGCCGCCTCCTACTACGGCCGCAGCGACTATCAGGGCGTCGAGCTGCTGATGGATGCGCTCGATGAGGTCTACAGCTCGTGGATGCGCGACATCCGGCTGGCGAAGGCACGGCTGATCGTCCCCGAGGTGTACCTGCAATCGCAGGGCGCCGGTAAGGGCGCGCGCTGGGACTCCGAGCAGGAGATCTACTCGACGGTGAACGCGCTGGCCGGCCAGTCGGGCCAGATGCAGCTGACGCCGGTGCAGTTCCAGATCCGCGTCCAGGAGCACATGGAGTCGGCGCAGCACCTGCTGGAGCAGATCCTGCGGGACGCCGGCTACTCCAGCCAGACGTTCGGCCTGTCAGGTGATGCCGCGGTGACCGCCACCGAGGTGGCGGCGCGGGAACGCAAGAGCTTCGTGACCCGCGACAAGAAGATCAACTATTGGCGTCCGGCGCTGCGCGACATCATCGAGGCGCTGCTGGCCGTGGATGCTGTCCAGTTCCATTCGGGTGTGACCCCGGACAAGCCGGTCGTGGAGTTCGGCGACACGGTCAGCGAGGACCCTGCCGCGGTCGCGCAGACCGTGCAGCTGCTGTTCGCCGCCGAGTCCGCTTCGACGGAGACCCGCGTGAAGCTGGTCAACCCGGACTGGGACGACACGCAGGTCGCCGAAGAGGTGGCCAAGATTCAGGCCGAGCAGCAGGCGGCGAGCCCCTTGAGCGTGCCCGGCCCGGATGGCATGGGTGGTCTTCCCGGGCCGGGCACTCCGGACCCGATGATGAACGGCGCGGGCTACTGATGCCGGGCCATCACCCGTTCGCCAGCAAGGCGCAGTGGCGGCTGTTCTTCGCCAATCCGCGGCTGAGGCAGTACGCCCACCAGAAGGCGCACGCCACACCCGGCGGGAAGGTGGTCCGCTACCGGCGGCTGCCGACCCGTAAGCGCGCACCGGGAGCTCGGAGCCTTCGGTGACCGTCGCCGACTCGATGGGTCCCGGCTGGGCTGGTGGCCTGGCCACGGTGGTCACCGAGATGCACCACACGGCCGGTGAGACGGTCCTGCGCTTTATGGCCGGGACGATCAGCAAGGGCATCGACCAGCCAGACTGGACCGCCCGGCAGTGGGGCAACGCGGCGGCCGTCAATCGCCGTACCGATACCGTGCTGGCGGGGCTGGCCCGCGACTCGCAGCGCGAGGTGAACCGGGCCGTGCTCGTCGCCTACCGGCGAGGCTTCGGCAAGGACCCGTTCGAGACGGCGGCCGCCCGCGGCCTGGTCGATCGGCTGATGGATGTACTCCGCCGGGTGTGGGCGTCGTGGCGGCAGTCGTTCCGCTCGGCCTGGTCCCGGCTGATCGCTACCGGGTCGGTGCAGCAGGACGGGCAGGCTCGCCGGGCGGCCGTGCAGCGGGAGATGAACCGGTTCGCCGACTCAGGGCCCGCGGCGTTCCGGGATGCCCGCGGCCGCCAATGGTCCGCGCCCGGCTACGTCAAGCAGGCCGTGAGCCACACCGCCGGGCAGGCAGCGCTCGACGGCTGGTTCGCCGCAATCCGTGATGAGGGCCGGGACCTGGTGATCGTGCCCGAGACGCCGACGACGTGCCCGCTGTGCGCCCCGTGGATGGGCCGGGTCCTATCGGTGTCGGGCGGTGACCCTGAGCACGCCTCGGTGGCCACAGCGCGCGCCGCCGGACTCTGGCATCCAAATTGCCGCCACAGCGCGGTCGAGTGGTTCCCCGGCTACAAGCGGCAGCCGATCCCGTTCATGATCCAGCGCAGCCGCGCGGTCCTGTACGAGCAGGCGCAGCGCGAACGGCAGATCGAACGCACCATCCGGCAGTGGCAGCAGCGCGAGGCGGCCGCGCTCGACGACATCGCTCGGGCGAAGGCCTCCCGCAAGGTCCGGCAGTGGAGCCGGGCGCTGCGCATCCACCGCGCCCAGCACGGATCGACACCTCGGAGGGCAGCCTGATGGGTTTCTGGGATTCACTGCTGCACCCGCGGGCGCCGAAGGGTAGCGCGGGTGGCGGACAGTTCGCCGGCGGCGGCTCGCCCAAGGCGCCCAAGGTCAAGGTAGGCAAGCGCGGCAAAGGCAAGAAGGGCAGCAAGGGCAAGCACCCCAAGAAGCACGCCCCGAAAGGTGCGCTGGGCTTCAACGGGAAGACCGGCACCGGCTACGGCTCCCCGCACGGCGACTCGCGGGTCAGGGCGCTCCAGACCCGGCTGAATGCCCTCGGCCTGAAGGACGCGCAAGGTCACCCGCTGAAGGTCGACGGCAGGCTTGGCCCGAAGACGACCGCGGCGATCAAAGCGTGGCAGCGGAAGAACAAGATGCCCGTGACCGGCAAGGTCAGCGCCGCCGCACTCAGGCAGCTCACCGCCCCCCGGTCGAAGACCGGCCATCTGCGCAAGCCCAGGCCCAGCCTCACCGCCGGGACCGCATCGAGGAGCCGCTGATGTCCGCGAAGTTCGACGCACTGGCCGCGAAGGTCGGCTCGCCGAAGCTGGCGGGCTGGATCACGCAGCACAACCCCAAGGTCCATGCGCGGGCGATGGCCACGCGCAGGCGCAAGGCGTCCATGCAGAAGATGGCCGCCAAGCGAAGCAAGAAGTAATAACCCAACGAGGAGTACGCTCATGACGACCCCGGCTCAGCCCGACACGGGCGCCGGGAGCGCCGCACCCGACACGGGAAGCGCACCCGAAGGCACCACCACCGAGACGGCACCAGAGCAGACGACCGGCACGGACGTCACCGACTGGCAAGCCGAAGCGGAGAAGTGGAAGACCCAGGCCCGCAAGCACGAGGAACGGTCGAAGGCCAACAAGAAGGCCCTTGACGACGCCCTCAACGCGAGCAAGCCCAAGGCCGGCGAACCGGGCCCGGAGGACTGGCAGAGGCAAGTCGCCGAAGCCACCGAACGCGCCACCGCGGCCGAGACGCGCGCCGCGGAACTCGCCTACCGCAGCACCGTCAGCCGTATCGCCGCCACGGTGAACGCTGACGCCGACGCGCTGCTCGACTCCGACTCGTTCCTAGAAGCCGTCGAGACCGAACTCGGTGACGACTTCGACGACGACGAGCTCGCCGCAGCCGTCACCAAGGTCGCCAAGGAGTACGCCAAGAAGCTCCGCTTCGCCAAGCAGACCGGCCCCGCACGCAGCGGAGCCGACATCTCCGGCGGCCCGGCGGGACTGCGGCAGCTCACCGAAGACGACCTTCAGCGCATGAGCCCCGAGCAGATCGTGGACGCCCAGAACAAGGGCCAGCTCAACTCGCTGCTCGGCATCACCTAACGCTCTAAGGAGAGCACATGTCGATCACCCGGTTCCGGCCAGAAATCTGGTCCGCGAACCTGCTTGTGGCCCTGCGCAAGCAGCTGGTCTACGCCGGTCCCGGCGTGGTCAACCGCGATTACGAGGGCGACATCCAGGCCGCGGGCGACACGGTCCGCATCACCTCCATCTCCGACCCGACCATCGGCACCTACTCGGCGAACACCACGGCGATCGCGCCGGAGGAGCTGACGGACGCGCAGCGGACCCTGGTCGTCGACCAGGCCAAGTACTTCGCGTTCTTCGTCGATGACGTCGACCAGCGGCAGGCCAAGGGCAACGTCATCCCGCAGGCGATGCAGCGGGCCGCCTACAAGCTGGCCGACACCATCGACCAGTACGTGGCGGGCCTCTACACGGGTGCGCAGGCCTCGAACGTGCTCGGCTCGACCGGCTCCCCGGTGCTGGTCGGACCGACCACCGACACCGGCAAGACCCTCGCCTACGACAGCGTGCTGGTTCCGCTGCGGACCAAGCTGGCGCGGGCCAATGTCCCGACCGAGGGCCGGTTCGTCATCATCTCGCCGGAGTTCCACGCCCGGCTGCTGCTCGACTCCCGGTTCATCAAGGTCAACGAGGCCGGGACCGACACCGGGCTGCGCAACGGCATGGTCGGCCGGGCCGCCGGGTTCGACATCATCGAGTCCAACAACGTGCCGAACCCGACCGGGAACGTGCACGTGCTCACGGCCGGCACGAACATGTCGATCTCGTTCGCCGAGCAGATCAACAAGACCGAGGCGTACCGGCCCGAGGCCAAGTTCGCCGACGCCGTCAAGGGCCTGACGCTGTACGGCGCGAAGCTGCTGCGTCCCGAGGGCCTCGGTGTCGCCTACGTCGAC